CGAAGCGAATCCGGCGAGTCAGCACCTCTGACGTAGATCGTTATCCCATTCACCAATTTAATCTCGCCATTATTCACATTCGATTTCGAGATAACCAATGCCCCAAGTTCAAGCAGCAAATCCCAACACAGAACTCTTGCCATCCCCTGTGTCGGCGCGACGTACATCACCCCAGCATCTTTGCTTGGACATTCAAGTGCCTTTATCAGCGTATTCACAACAGAGAATCTCGTTTTTCCACAACGTCGGCCTGCAACAATCGTCTTGAACCGAGAATTGTCCTGGATCGCTTGCTTTTGCCACGGAATGAAATCGAATCGTAATTCGCTCATACAGCGTCCTGCGTAGAAACAACCAACCCTTCAACATCCTTAATCGGTGCAGCAATCCCCTTTAACTGCACATCACCAATCACGATTGTGATTCCATTACTCCCAAACCCACTCGCCCTCTCCTCCCGATCACCCCACTCCACCCTACTCATCTTCGCCGCCTGTTTCCCATACACCTCCGACTGCAACCTCGCCAGCGGCACACTCTCCACACTCGCATCCCTCACCACCTGCAACCCCTCATACACCAATCCGTCCGCAAAGCACCTCTTAGCCAACTCCCACTCCGCCATCCTCTCCGGCTTCCCCTCCAACCACCTCCGCATCACCATCCACGGCATCGCATTACTCCGCGCAATGTTCCTAGGGTCTTCACCCTCCGCTACCCGCGTCATTATCAGCGCCAATGCCCCTTCCTCACCATGCTCGGCAATCATCCTGTCCATTCTCGCCCACCCTTCGTTTGTCAGTCTGCCCATGACTTAGCATAGCATTTGTGGATAACTTTTGAATATCCGTTTTGCGAGGGGATGGGTATAGCTAAAACTCACCAGACTGCGCCAAGCCATCCCCCCCCACTGCTGCGCTGCACCACGTCCGCTGCATCGAGCGAGCTGCGCCTGGTGCCTGCATGTAGGCGAGCATCGGCATCGGGCATCGGCATCGGGCATCGGCATCTCCGACACATGCCCAGGGTAAGCGCGTGCCGGCCTATCGCTATCGACTACGGCCTAGTTGCGGAGTGATGAGGAAAGCTCCTGCAAGATGGAAGGCGAGGCGCGCATCATGTTGCCGATACGGTTTGCCGAGAATGCGGCACTATTGGCACTATTTACGGACAGTGCCACAGTGCCAATAGTGCCAAAGGCTCGAACAATCGGCACTGAAGCCTAAGTTGTTGATTTGTATGGAATATCACTGTAATTAGTGCCGCAGTGCCAATAGTGCCGCATTTTCTCAAGATTCCTGAGCTCATACATGCATGCGTGAGAGGGGTTTTCTGAAAAACGCCATTGTCTGTCACTGTCTGGCACTGATTCGCATGCTATTGATTGCATTGATTATTATCTTGAAGGCAATATTATGTGATAATTATCTGCATTGAGAGTGCAAATAATCATTGACAATCTGTTATCACGATACTAGACTGTGATTGTGATACAGATTTACCGCAAAGCTGGCGCGGATAGTCCGGCACTAGATATAGGGGATTTGAGATGGACCACACTGCTACATATTCACCTGAAGACAATAAACTTCGGCTTTATCCAGCCTGTAAACTCGACGCCTCCGACTATGAGCGCGTGAAGGCTGCCGGCTTCAAATGGGCGCCGAAACAAGAGCTTTTTGTGGCCCCGATGTGGACGCCGGCCCGCGAAGATTTGCTTATCGAAATGTGCGGCGAGGTGGGCGACGAAGACACAAGCCTAGTCGACCGCGCCGAGCAGCGCGCAGACCGTTTCGAGGATTACAGCGAGAACCGCGCCAAAGATGCAGAATTGGCACGCGAGGCGGTTTCTACCATCGCCGATAATATCCCGCTTGGGCAGCCCATCCTTGTTGGCCATCACTCCGAAAAGCACGCACGAAAGGACGCGCAGCGCATCGAGAACGGAATGCGCCGTGCCGTCAAGATGTGGGAACAAGCCGAATATTGGAAACAGCGCGCTGCCGGGGCGCTCAGTGCGGCAAAGTACAAAGAGCGCGCCGACGTTCGCGCCCGCAGGATCAAAGGCCTGGAAGCCGACAAGCGGAAAGCCGAAAAAGAAATGGAACAGTCCACCAAGTTTATAAAGCTCTGGAGCCAGCTTGACGATGCCGAAAAGTGGAAAACCAAGGGCGGCGGCATCCTGTCGATGATCGAACGGGCGAAGTATGTCGCCAATTTCGATAATATAAGCAAATGCTTTTTGCTCTCCGAATATCCCGCAGCAGAAGGCGTGCATGCCTATGAAGGAATGCAAAGCCTGTGGAGTGCGCTGGACGGCGGCAGGATCACGGCGGAACAGGCGCGGGATATAGCTATTCCGATTCACGAGCGCGGCAACGTCTGGCGGTTGCGCTGGCTGGATCATTACGTGAACCGGATCGCTTACGAACGTGCCATGCTGGACGAGGCTGGCGGATTGGAAACAGACAAAGTAAAACCTGAGATTGGCGGCGCTGTGCGTACCCTATGGGGTCCGCGTGGTGGATGGGCGTATATCATCAAGGTGAACCGCGTAACACTGACAATCCGGCATCAATGGAACGACGGCGGACGGATATTTAGTCATAATGAACCACTCGACAAAATCCGTGAAGTAATGTCAAAGGCGCAAGTTGAGGAAGCCCGCCAAGATGGGAGGTTGACCGAAACAAATAACGGAATCGGGTTTTGGCTTGCTGAATCGCCAAAAGAACCGGCAACGCCGAAGGCGCAAACGAAACCAGAAACAACAGCCTTTGACGCTATGCGCGAATCCCTGCGCGCGGGGGTGCAGATCGTTACCGCGCCGCAACTGTTCCCGACTCCGCGAGCACTGGCGGAACGTGTCGCAAAGATTGCAGACGTAAAGCCAGGGCATCGGGTACTTGAACCCAGCGCCGGCACTGGTGCGCTATTGGGGGCCATCGGCGGGCGCATGTTTGCCCACAACCCGGAGGCGGGGGCCGTTTCCGCCGTTGAAATAAATCAGTCGTTGGCCGACCGACTCCGCCAAGAATTCCCGCTTACGCATGTCATATGCGACGATTTTCTGAAATGTAACGGCGACCTTGGCGCATTCGACCGAATCGTGATGAATCCTCCTTTTGCCAACGCCGACGACATCAAGCACATAAAGCACGCATTGACCATGCTGAAACCGGGCGGTCGACTCGTGGCAATCTGTGCCAATGGCCCTCGCCAACGAGAGGCATTATCGCACCTTGGCACATGGGAAGATTTGCCGCCTGGATCGTTTGCTACTTCGGGAACGAATGTCAACGCCGCTCTGCTCGTGGTGCAATCATGACATCCGCCCGATTCCACCGCCTAGCCCGTTCGATATTCGCATGTGAGCGCGCCACGTCCGATCCAGTTCGCCAGGTCTATTGGGCAAAGCACTATGTCCGGTTGATCTCGCTGGTACGGAATTCTAATCTGAGGGGGATAGCATGAAATACCATCCGGCATTGAAATCAGCACGGGCATTGATGCGCAAAGCAGGCATTGATACTCATCAAGTAGGCACGCTCGCATTGCACGTGGTTTGCCCGTATGAGCGCGGCGTATACAACGAGCGCCCATTGATAGTCGACATCAAGCTGTCGGCTAATGAGGATGGACTAGGTAAGTTTGACATTTGCTACTTGTCAGACGCGCATTCAATGTATAAGGCTGTATCAGAGCAGTTCCACGGGCTTACTTTCCGTTTCGACTAGCATCGCACAGCGCCAATATCGGCGCATACATATAGGGGTAATATCATGTTCATCATTTCAGGATTCCACAAGATCACAGAGCAGGACGACTATAACGAAGGTTGCATCGGCAATGGTTCCGATACATTCATAGACTACCAAATCAAAACGGCTACGCTTGACGATATGAAAGACAAGATCGCATCGTTCATCGTCTGCGAAGTTAATGACTTGGAGCTTGACGCCTGCGACGAGCAAGGCCGTATCGAATGCGGTAAAACAGAGAATGCCGAAGGCTACGAAGCAACTGAATCTGAGCTTGCATCGTGGAAGGAAGGAAAGACGGTGCTTTACTACTCGGTTTATACCTGCTACGTCATGGCCTGCAATGCTGTATCGGCAAGGGGCGAATAATGCACGCCATTGCCGCCATCTTTGCGCTTTTGATTATCATCTTGAGGGGATAGCCATGTACCGCATTCGATACAGTTACGACAATCCATGTTCGGCAGGGCCGTTCAAAGGCACCACAACAAGCGCAGCCAAATACAGCAAGGGGGATACCATCTATGCCGCATTCGGGGCGGCTACGGTCATATCCTGCCGATTGATTAAGATGGAGCCGACAAGGATAGTGCCATGAATCCGCGCATTGTTGGTCGGACGGACACGTATATGACAGACAAAAAGTCAACATGCCTGCATTGCAAACAGCCATTCAAGTATGGTGTAAATGTATTCACGCATGAAGGCATGAAAGAAATATCTATCAGCGGGATATGCGAATCCTGCTTTGATGGATTGTTTGATGAGGATGGAGATGTACCTCAGGATGACGATCCATATTGCAATTGTTGTGATTCGCACGGAATCGAAGAAAATGATTTCAATCAGTGCGATTCATGCGGGAAGCCTATAAACTGATATAGTAACAATCTCCCCTGTCGGCTAACGCCGGCTTCGCCGCCACCGTGAGTTAACCGCTGGCGGCTTCTTTTCGCCTATGCTGTTCACAGGCCGTTTTAGCGGTTTCCGCGTCCGGGTATTGACCGATGCTAACCCGTGCCGTTTGCGGGCCGTGTAGGGCCGCGTAGTGGGTAGGATAGCGGATTATGAGATAGTCGTCGGCGCGCATCGTGATCTTCCCGGTACGCTTCCAGGTTAGCGGGTCAGAATGTTCCATTGTCGGTATCAACCCATGATGGCGATGTTGATATAACGTCTATCAATCGCAAGCCA